GAGAACCAGGCGCTATCCATCCTGAATCGCCGGATGCGATTGACGCTCGATTTCGCAACTAAGGCAATGGACATCGTAGAGCGCGACGCAGCAATGTTCGTCACGCCGAAGGCCAGGAAGTGGATCGAGAAATTCAGGGAGCAGTACACAAAGCTGGACAATGCAATCCTGCATTCAAAGATCATCACAGACCTGCCCGCGCACCTGTCTGCCGACAGGCAGGCGCAGGCGGGAAAGGAGCATAGCCATGCTAACCCAACTGATCAACCAAATGATTGATGACACGCGTCAGGGCAAACCAGCCAGGCGCCGGCTGAATCAAGGCTTGCACGTTTCAATTCTACAGAGACCTGCCTGCGCCTGCCTGGGCAGACAGGCAGGCAGGCCCAACGCATACACGCTCATCATTTCGCGCGACAAGGTGTATCCATCAGAACAGGAATGGGAAACCGTGCTCAAGCATTGGCCCTACCGCGTAGAGCACATCCAACCGAGTAAAATTGTAGACAGCGATCGGCGCATGGCGTTGAAAGCCGAAATACCCACCGCGCCTGCCTGGGAGGCAGGCAGGCGCACGATCCAAGGGCAAATGTTCTAATCTTAGGAGTACGGATCATGGCAATCGTTGAAACCATAACACCCGAACCGGAACCAACCGAGACCCCGATCACAGACCGGACGCGCCTCATCCTCACGGCCATCAACAGGCTGGATGATAAGCTCGTGCAATTGCAGGACGTGGGGCAGGCCGTCAGGGAAATTCAAAAACAATTGGGTGTAAATAACACATGGCGGAGCGCCATCATCCGCGCGCTCAATCAGTTCCTTTCCCATGTTGATCCTAATTGGAAAAAGAACCATCAATAAAGCGCCCCGTTGGGCATACCATGCAAATATCTACTCTCTTTTCTGCAATGTCAAAAGCTCAAGCTTAGAAAGAAGGTAATCATGGAAACATACATCAAGTACGGCAAAGAATGGGAAAAAGAAGTATTGAGAAATCCTAAAAAGGTTATCGTTGGAATGTTGCGCCGCGTTGCAATGGAGCGTGATGAGTTATACCGCCACACAACTTCCAAAGCCCGAAAGTCTACTGTCAAAAAAAACTATGGTAATATACTAAACTAATTGAAGCCGCTTCCGCGCATAAGCCCCGAAGCGGACAAGGCGACTGCCTTCAACACCAGCCGCGTCAGAAATGACGCGGCTTTTTCTTTTACACACAATGGAACAATACGACCTTTTCAAACTACTTTCGATCATCGACATGATGAGGGACAATTACAACCATCACGTCGCGCGCGTCGCGGAATACACGACACAACTCGCGGAAGCAATGGGCTTGCCAGACGTGGAACTATTGAGAGCAGGGGCGCATTTGCACGACATCGGAAAACTACTCGTACCCAAGGACTTATTGAACGCACCCCGCAAGCTAAAAGCATTCGAGCGGGAAAAAGTGCAGGAGCATTCCCGCCTGGGATGGGCAATCGTGGCACAAGCCAATTACCACCCGATCATTCAGGGCATGGTACTCAGTCATCACGAGAAATGGGACGGCACAGGCTACCCCGATCAACTCGCAGGACAGCAAATCCCGCTCGCCGCGCGCCTGTTGGCCGTCTGTGACGTGTACGACGCACTCACGAACCAGCGGCCTTATCGGGACCGCTACACCTACAACTTTGCAAAATCATACATCCAGGGCCTCAAAGGCAAGGACTTCGACCCAGAGATCGTAGATGTATTCTTTGACAAGGTAATACCCGAAGAGGAAAAGGGGGAGGTGGACAGTTGAGCACAGCCGCGGCAGTCATCGACAAGATAGATGAAGCACTCAAAGACGACAAGTTTGAAACACGCCAGGGCCTGCGCTTCATGGCAACCGTGTTGAAGGAAGCAATGCAGGTAATCGAAGATGTAGCCGAGAGCAAAGGAAGTACCAATACACGGCTCACGAACATGGAAAAAGCAATCAATACTTTCCTGATAGCGCAGACCAAGAAGGAAGAAAAGGCAGAAGTCGAGCGCGGCAAGTGGCGCTGGGCCATCATTTCGCCAGGCATTGGCATAGTCCTTATAGAGCTATTCAGATGGTTATCAGGACCTACCTAAGCCGCAGGCAGGTGATATGCCAAGCAAGAAGACTACAGTACCCGCAGCGAAGCGGAGTGGTAACGGACGGCAACACGGCGGGCCTGCCCACCGAATCGCAGGCGGGCCTGCCCACGCCGGAAAGGCAGGCGGGCAGCCAGGTAATAAGAATGCACAGAAGCACGGATTCTATTCAAAGCATTTCAGTAGTACGGAGCAAACTCGCCTTTCTGATTCTGATCTTTACTCTGTGGAGAGTGACATCCAACTGCTACGAGTATATGTCTCTCGAATATCCGAACTCGTACCGCTCAGCGGACAAACCATCAAAGAAGATGACTTGAAAGCCCTCAATACATTATCTCTCATGACCCAATCCATCAGCACCATGATCCGAACCCACTATCTCACCAAAGGCAAAGGCGGCACGATACACCAGACCATCGAGGATGCATTGGAAGAAATAAGACTGTCAATGGGATTATGAGCACACTAAAGCAGACCATCATGCAGATCGTGAAGAAGTTCGAGACCTTCACTTCGCGCGCGGGCGGGATCACGCTCTACCCATACCAAAGCGAACCAGCCAAAGCCATTATGAATTCGATCATAAAAAAGATGGGTCTAACTATTGTCATCATCATTTCGCGCCAGGCGGGAAAGGACGAATTCCTCATAAACCTGCTTGGATATCTCATGCTCTTATTTGCACATCGTGACATGGGGATCGTCGTCACGAACCCAACCTACAAGCCGCAGACGATCAATATGATCATGCGCCTGGAAAAAAGACTCTCGAGCAACCTGCTAACAAAAACCATGTGGGACAAACGCTCCGACTTCATGCGCATGATCGGCTCATGTGTGACATCCTTCCTGTCAGCCGACGCAGCCGCCAACGTGGTCGGCGCGGTCGCTTCGCTCCTGCTTATATCCAACGAATCGCAGGACGTGGAGCCGGGGATCTACGATAAACGCTTCGTGCCCATGACCGCCAGCACGAACGCTACAAAAGTTGTCGTCGGAACCACGTGGACAACCAAGACGCTGCTTGCGCGCGAGAAACGCGCCGCGCTCGAGCTCGAAAAGCAGGACGGGATCAAACGCGTGTTCGTCTACACCGCCGACGATGTTCGCAAAGTCAACAAGGCTTATGGAAAGTTTGTCGACAGCGAAGTCAAGAAACTAGGCCGGCAGCACCCACTCGTAAAGACGCAATACTTCTGTGAGGAGATCGACGAACTAGCCGGTATGTTCAATGCCGCCCGCCGCGCACTGATGATCGGCGATCAGCCGGCGCAGGAGCAGCCCATCCCAGGCCACATCTACGCGCTGACAATCGACGTGGGCGGACAGGACGAAGCCTTGCTCAATCTCGACGGCATGGGCAACCCAGGTAGGGACTACGTAACAGTGGACATTATCGACATTGATTTATCTTCACTCGAAATACTGCAAGCACCAACCTACCGCGCGGTAAAACGTTTCGCATGGCAGGGAGAGAACCACGTCACCATATTTGGAAAAACATCCGCATTGGTTGACTCGTGGCACGTTCAATACATCATCGAAGATGCGACCGGAGTAGGGGAGGGGTTATGGGGGATGCTTTTCAAGAAGTACCCAACAAAAACCATTCCGGTCAAATTCACACAGCAGACCAAGAGCGAGATCGGATACGCATTCATCGGGATCATCGAGACAGGCCGGTTCAGGGACTGCGCGCCGAGCGAACTAGTCGCCGAACAATACGCCAACTGCGAGAGCGAAATCCTGATCGGGCCGGCCAAGACCATGCGCTGGGGCGTGAAGGACGGCACACGCAATTCAGCCGGCCAACTCATACACGACGACCATATCACAGCCGATTCGCTTGTCACAGCATTAGATCGGCTAGAGTGGTTTATACAATCCGAAACCGCGATCATTGAACAAGACGATGTTCTACAAGAGATGGATCATGCTTTCTAACCTACGGATGAAAATACTCCCCGTGATGCTTCTTCGCTTCACGCTCATAAGCTTCTTTTGCTTCTTCCAAAGTACGAAAAGTTTTTTGGTACACGCGCTTACCACCAATCTCAACAACAGCACAAAAGCCAGAATAGTGACGAGAAACGCCTTTGACGCCAAGTTTATTGTTAGATTGATGACTACGGTTCATTCTGTTTTGAGACATCGTACAAACTCTCAGGTTTTCACAGCGATTGTCCAAAGTATTGAGATTAATATGATCTACCTGCATCCCATCAGGAGCATTGAGAATAAGACGATGCATAAAATTCTTCCTATACCTGCCATACACCCAAACATTACGAACGGCATAAAAAACACCATGACTCTTATGAGCATACCATTTCCATTGGGACAACCATTCAAAATCCCCGTCATCAACCAGAGCAATCTTCCCCTGGGTGAGTGTTATACTTTTCATATCGGAATCTCCTTATTAGATTTCGGTCACGCTCCCGGATGTGCCAACATCGCGGGAGCAACTCGTTGGAACACTGGTTCTATTATACCCCAAGGATATTCCAATGCCTATTGACAAGCCGTCAGGCCTGCCTAAGCCGCACCTGTCTACCATCACACAGGTAGAGGCAGGCCTGCCTGGGCACTTGCCTGCTGCGCAGCAAGCAGGGACAGGCAGTCCTGTGGATGGTCACGACTACAATTCTTGTCGAAAGCATGGAGAGTAAATCATGCCTACTAATCAAAAGTCTACAGCCAACCGTCCCCCATCAAAGAAACAACTCGAAGCCAGAATCGTAATGCTCAATGACGCCTTGGAGGCATCGCTCGCGCTCAGTCCCGAACGTGATAACAACTTTTTCACAGGCGGACTATCTGGACTCTACGAAGGCCGCAGCGGATGGGATCGTAAAAAGATATTCGCCGAGTCTCTCCGCGCATGGAGAGTCAACCCGATAGCCAGGCGAATCGTCAGACTAATGACATCCTTCGTCATCGGCAAAGGCTTGACCATCACCAGTCCCCACAAAGGCACAAACGCTTTTCTTCAAGAATGGATGAAAGCAAACAAGTTCAAGAAGAACCTGAAACGCTGGAAGGACGAAGATACCAGAACTGGCAACCTGTTCCCGTTGTTCAACGTGGACGCAACCGGGATGACCATTATCCGCATGGTGCCGGCCGAACAGATCGAAGAAATCGAAACCAAAGAAAACGATATCGAGCAGGAGACCGGCTTCACGCGCGACGCCATAGGCC